TCCCGATGAGCTCATGGTGAAGGAGCCCTCTTGGCACCCCTCTCTTTACCGCCTCAGCCACCTTTCGCGCACCCATTACGCCATGACGCTCGCCGAGGACGGCCAAACTTACGAGCAGCCGTACAAGACACTTCTGTGGCTGCGTACTCGCGCCTTGCGCGTAGGCACTGCCGCCCACTCCGTCGAGCTGCTCGAAACCAAGGCCGCTCACAAGCTTTTCGTCATCACCCGTGATCGAGCACCCATCACCCGCGACTGGCGCGTCGTTCCCGGACCCGACGACGTCGTCCTCCCCGATGTTGACGGCCGTGTGCTACCTCATTCGGGCAAGCGCGTTCCCCGCGCAGTCTTCAACGCTGTTGTCACCCACGCTTTGAGCCTCAACAACCAGAAATTCGAGAGCGTTATGGCCAAGGTGCGTACCTTCTCCGCCAATCCTATTTACGCCCAGTACAACGCCGACTCTTGGTATGCCCTAGCCCAGGTGTGCTATGCCCTCACTCTTGAGCCGGCCCACCTCGAACGCGAGGCTCATGTCAATTCATACGCCGGCCTCATGGTGCGCGACATCCGGCGCTTCCTTCACCGCCGCGACGGCCTTCTTCCTGCCGTTTCTGCCGGCAGCATGGCCATAAGCTGGGGCAGCTTGCTGCTCCCTGTTTTCGGCATCAATATTCCAAACGCCCGCGTTGCCGCCGGCCTCACAATCCCCGGCTGGGTCTATGGAGCAGCCGCCGCAGCGACGAGCCAAGCCGCCCTCTCCCTCGCGAATCCTCGCTCTACCACACTCAGCTGGCTGCTCCGCACCTCGGCTTTGGTGATTCCCCATCTGGCGTACCTCTTCCCTCCCCTCGTCGTGGCCCCATCGTTCACCGTGCCCAGCTACGCCGGAGGCATAGCTCTTTCTCTGGCCGCCGTCGCTTGCTTCGCCCTGCTCGACGGAAATGGTGCTCATTACGAGGTGCGCGATTTCCTGCGCCGGTTGCCTGTTCGCGAGGACCGCAAGTGGCGTCTCATCGACGTGCGCATTTGCCTCAATGCCGTGCGGCCCACATGGGAGGCTGACGAGGAGTTCGACCCCCCGCCTCCCTACATGCCCGACGACTCAGACGACGATTCCTCAACCGCCGCACCCAGCTTCCACGACGCCGACATGTCGAGCAGTGGCGACGGCGTCAGTTTCATGTACGCGACTTTTCCGGAGACGCGTCCTTCAACGCCTTCCGAATGCTCCTTCGCCACGACCGACACTGACTCTCCTGGCCTGCACCCTTCCGGTGTGTCCGAGCCCGACTCTTCGCGCCTTCCCTCGCCTCCTCCCGTCTTCCAGCGAGCCTTGAATGGTGCCGAAGAAGCCTCGCCAAGCGGCGCCGCGGCATCCGCCCCGGTCGATCCGGAGCGCCACCCTCTCCGCGCCCGTTTTGGCTACCGCGCTGAGGACGTTGTTGAGCCCGACCACTACTTGCTTCTCGAGGACGCCGCAAATGACCCCGCCATTGTCCCGCCTTCCGGCGGGTGCCTCCTTCGGGCCTTTTCAGAGCTCACGGGCGTTGACCAGGACACTCTCTGGCGAGTTCTTTGCGCTCGCTTGCCCCGCTCGGAGCTCACCGGTCCCGACGTTTCAGAAGGCGGCCTGTCTAGCGCCGCTCTCAGCGCGCTGGCTTATCATTACCGAGTTCAGGTGCGCATCCTGGGCGACGTGCCTTCCGACATGCTCGCCGTTGCCGGTGTTCGCCAACCGCGCCCAAGCGCCTTTGACACGGCCCGTCTCACCATCTACTACTCGCCCGGCCACTGGAGCTCCCGCCCCGCGACAGCCTTCCGCGGCGCGGCCACCGTGCCCCAGGCGGCTAAGCCTTCCGCCGTCCGTGCTCGCCGCCCCAACAAATTTGAGCAGGCCATCGCCGACCTCCGAGATTTCACTGGCCGTCCGACCATCACCGGCTGGCGCAGCTATGACACTAACCCTGCCCGCGCCAAGCCGTACATCCGCGACTTGAAGGCCGGGACGACCGGCACCCTGCGCCGCCAGGAGGGCACCAACTCCGTCCCGTCTGATTTCACCGCCTCTCTTGACTCGATGGTGGACCAGGCCAAGCCCCGCACAGTTTTGGTCGCGACCGTCTACGGCGCCCCCGGCAGCTCAAAGTCCTCCAGTCTCGTCCCTCTGCTGCGCAAGGAGTGGACGCAGAAAGCCAACTACTGGAAGTTGGCCGTGCCACGCGTCAACCTCCGCTCCGATTGGAGCGCCAAGCTGGCCCTGGGCAGCAATTCCTGGAAGGTCGGCACCTTTGAGTCCAACATCATGAAGACCGGCCGCACGCTCATCGTCGACGAAGTTAGTCAAATGCCCCCCGGTTACATCGACCTCTGCCTCATCAAGGATTCAAGCATCCAGAGCGTGCTCATCATCGGCGATGTGACCCAGGGCTCCTTTCACGAACCCAACGTTGACGCTACCCTCAACGCGTCTGGGAGCGAGGCCCAGTATTTCGCCCCGCTTGCCCAGGAGTACCGCCTCTACAGCAACAGCATTCCCCGCGCTGTCGCCAACGCCATCGGACTCCAAGCTCGTTCCTCACACCGCGGCTTTGTGCGCGTCGCCGAGCGACCAGATCGTAATTTCCCCGTGATCGCTGCCTCGGCCGCCGAGCAGATGCTTTACGCCAGCGACGGCTATCAGTCCTTCACCTTCGGCACAGTCCAGGGCCAGCGCTTCGAGACTCAGCCCGTGCAGATCCTTGTCTCGAACGCCACCGCCTCAATGGTTTCCCGCGGTCACTTCGTCAGCGGCATGTGTCGCTCCAACGTCGGCGTGATTTTCATCATCACCGGCAACGTCCAAGCCGCCCGCAGCTTGTCCAGCGACGCTTTTCTGGCCGGCGTGTTCGCTGGTACCACACGCTTTCGTTACGAAGACCTATTCAGGGACGAACTTCGCGGCTTCTCCCTCGTCACTCCGCCCGGCCTCTTCGACCCCGTTGCCAGCAGCGAGCGTGCCACACCTATCGTTCAACCGACCCGCCCCTTCCGCGCCACCATGTTCCGCGGCACTTCCGCCGCGGTGGAGCTGCCCGTCGACCGCGCTCCGCCCAGTCTTCAAGCACTGCTCAGCGCCCCGCCCGGCCCTCTCCCTGACCATGTCGTTCACTCCACCGACTTCGAGCCTGGCCCTCCCACCGCCGCCTACTTCGAGAGTGAGGAGTACATCCGCGCCACCTACGGCGAGCCTGTCGCTCGCGAGGCGCGCGAGGAGTATGACGCCGACGCTCAAAGCTGCCAGTTCGACGACGCCCCTTGGTTTATGCGCTCCCGCCATTCCGAGAACATGGAGGCGCTCTTCCCGCGTCACAGAGCCTCCGATCTCGTGACTTACCGCCGCACCATCGAGAAGCGGCTCCGCTTTGCTCCGGAGGCGCGCAACCGCCAGCGCGCAGATCACCGCGCCTTTGCAGGCCCTCTTTTGTTTGACGGATGGTGCCGCACCACCGGCATAGATCCATCGCGAATCCCGTCCTTCGACCCCGAGCTCTACGCATCCTGCATCCTCGAAAATGAGTTCGTCAAGCTCACCAAGAAGACTCAGGCTACTCTTCTTAACAACGCAGACCGCTCAGATCCTGACTGGCGTCACACCTTCGTGCGCATCTTCATCAAGTCCCAGCTCAAGGTGAAGCTGGAGACCCTTCTGTCGCCTTTCAAGGCCGGTCAAACCCTCGCCTCCTTCCAGGACTCCGTCATTCTCGTGACGGGCCCGATGACCCGCTATCTCACTGCGGCCGCCGACCCGCTGTACCGCCCCGGTTTCTACTATCACGCCGGGCGCAGCCCACTCATGTTGAGTTCGTGGTGCCAGCGTCATTGGCGCCGCGTGCCCCTCAACAAGACCAACGACTACTCCGCCTACGACCAGAGTCAGACCGGCGAGGCGCTCGCTTTCGAGTCCGTCAAATGTCGCGCCTTCGGGATTCCTGACATTGTGCTCGAGTACTACCTCGAGCTCAAGCTGCGCCTTACCTGCCAATTCGGCGAGCTCGCTGTCATGCGTTTCACGGGCGAGGGACCCACCCTCCTCTTCAACAGCGATTTCAACGCCGCCCTGGTGGGGTGTCAGTACCAGTTCGGCCCCGACATGGCCATCGCCATAGCGGGCGATGATCTCGCCATCAATGGCGACCCCCCCGAGCGCGCCGGGTGGCCCGCCATTTCCGCCCACCTCACTGTTGTCGCCAAGCCCGAAACCGTCCGCACTGCCCAGTTTTGCTCATGGCTCCTGACTCCGCACGGCGCCATCAAGGAGCCCCGCGTCGTGTTCGCCAAACTCATGATTGCCCGCGAACGTGGCGAGGTCGATCGCGTAACCTCGAGCCTGCTCGCCGAGGTGGCAGTCGGCTACCATGTCGGCGACCACGTCTACGAGCACCTCGACGAGCCCACCTTAGCCGCCCATTTTTGGCTGGTGCGTTATTTCGTCACCCACGCCCCCCTTCGCTTCCGCCTGATGCTCACCACTCGCTCCATGGTCGACGTCATGGCCCGCATCTGGCGTCTGCTGGACGATTCAACCTCAAACCGGCTCCGCGAGTTGAGCGACGGCCTTTCGCAGATGTGGATGCTCGAATCTCGCCACCTTCGCTTCGCCGCCGGCGTGTTGTCCCACGCCAGGGGTCTTGAATTACGTGGTCTCCGCGTTTTCGACACCCTACTCACTCGCTCGCAACTCCACTGACAAGATGACGTGGAGCGCCTCCGAGCTCGTCAACTTCTCGCCGGCCACTGATGCCCCGCGCGCCGTTCACACGCAAGTTGCGCAGCTCACCACTGCAGACGAGGGCATCATCACCAGCCGCGTCCTGCACAATCTTGCCCGGGTCACCGCCGTCACTTCCGGCTACACCCGAGCTCGTTGGCTCGACGCCCGCGTCATCATCGTCCCCGCCGCCGCCTTGGTCAATAGCGCCGTCGTTGTTTCTTGCGCCTTTGGCCCTGACAACGTCGCGCCACTCGACGTCGCCTCCCAGAACGAGGTGCCCACCTGCACCTTTCGTACTGGTGGCGGCGATGGCGTGCTTCCCCCCGTTTTCACTTTTGCGGTTTCCTTTCAGGACGCCGGCACCTCTGAGCTGATTCGCCCCGCCCCGGTGGAGCTTCAGCGCACGTGCATGTCGATCACCTTCGACACGGCGCCCGCTTCCGACAACGAGATTGAGGATGGTGCCACTCTTTTCACCATCTTCCTCGCCGGCCACATTTCTGTGGGTGGCACCGCTTGACTCAGACTTAACATGAA